TGGCTTGCGCCGATGGGAACGTTTATGTTACCATTAAGCATGTCCTTTGAAGTTCTTGAACTACTGCTTGACGATGACGTCAGCCCATATGCGCAATGGTTCGATGGCTTGACGCCGGACGTGGCCGCGAAGGTTGCGACTGCCAAATATCGAATGCAGCAGGGCAATCTGTCCAGCATTGAGTGGTTTCGAGGAATTGGCGAGTACAAAATTAACTATGGTGCTGGCTGGCGCATTTATTTGGCAAAGGATGGCATCAAGATCATCGTGTTGCTAGGGGGGGGATCCAAGAGCGGGCAACAGAGCGATATTGATCGTGCTGTTGAATTATGGACAGCGTACAAGCGGGAAAAAGCAAAACTGCTCAAACAAGTGAAACCAGTTTCAATCAAAAGTAAACGGAAAAGGTAACCATATGGCACTCACCAGAGACTTTAAAAAGACGGTGATGGCGCGTGTTGAGCGCGATCCCGAGTTCGCCAAGGCGATGCTTGACGAAGCGGTCATGCTATTTCTCAATGGCGAAGCGGAGACCGCCAAACTCATTTTGCGTGATCTCGTCAACGCGACCGTTGGGTTCGAAGACTTGGCAATCTCAGTTGATAAGCCAGCCAAAAGCGTTCATAGAATGTTGTCCTCATCGGGTAACCCAACGATGACCAACCTGGCTGCGATTTTTGCTGCGCTCAAATCCGCAATGAAGGTTGAAATTCAAACGCACACGGTCAGCATTGCTTGAGATTTACTTAAGGTAGAGAAAAGCGATGGCTCAACGTTTACCGACCCATCCCGGAGCCATACTTCGGGAAGATGTACTCCCCAAACTAAAAGGCATAACCAAAAGCGAATTTGCCAAAATTCTGGGTATTTCCAGGCAGACGCTCTATGGTGTGCTGGCTGAAAGAACTAGGGTGTCAGCAGAGATGGCCTTGAGATTGGGAACGTTGCTGGGCAACGGCGCACAATTTTGGCTGGACATGCAAACTCAATTTGACCTGTGGCAAGCGCAGGAGAAATTACACGACGAACTAAATAAGATGAAGCCACTGAACTATGTGGCAAAGGGTTGAGCCCGTAACTCAAATTTGATAGGTGTTTGATGAAGAACTTTTTGAAAATTGGCATTGCTCCGCAAGAGAAGATTCGCGAGCGGGTTTTGGCGATCGCCAAAGGTGAAATCAAGCCCAAGACATCGGATCCAAAGATCTGGTTTACCTCTGAGAAATCCGTGTTGAAGGCCTTGTTTAAAAATCGTACGAAAACCCCTTGACGCGGTATATATCGAAGCGGTAGCATTCTGCTAATCACTCAAATTACGCCTACACGGTTCGCGCCTTGTGGGCGTTTTATTTGGCGCTTGGCTGGTCTCAGTAGTGGTAGCGACCTTGCAAGAACTCGACCCGGTCGGACTTGATCAGGTAGACACAGCGATGCTCTTGGGTAATGCGCCGTGACCAGACATCGGGGCCGAGGTATTTCAGCGGTTCGGGCTTACCGATTCCATCGAAGGGGTCGCGCAAAATGGCTTGAACCAACTCCAGCAGCCTCTTTGCTGTGCGGCGGTCCGTCTCAACCCAGTGCTGCAGGTCCTCTAAAAACTCCGGGTGGCAGACGGCGATTCGATCGCCTTTAGGCATCTACGCCCACCAGTTTGCTCAGGTGGGCCATGGTCGTGGGCGCAATGTTTTTTGAGCGTGCACGCGACAGCGCTGAAAGCAGCCGCTGTGCGTTCTTTTCAGAGCGCAGCAGGTGCGCGGTCTCCACCAGGCTCTCGAGTTCATCGGCAGCAATCATGGCCACATCGCCCCCTGTGCGACGGCGCACCACGATGACCTCCCGGTCGTCGACGGCGCGATCCATGAGCGACTTCAACTGCTCTCTGGCCTGGCTGTAAGTGGTTTCAATGGTCATGGTGGGCTTTCTATAATTGGACAGGAACATTGTACAACATGATGACTCAAAATTGGTTAATCAGTAAAGTCGAGCAGTGGCCGACGGCCAAACTGTTGCCCTACGTCCGCAATGCGCGCACCCACTCGGAGGCCCAAGTCGGACAGATTGCCGCCTCCATCAAGGAGTTCGGTTTTACCAACCCCATTTTGGCGGGCGCTGATGGCGTGATCGTCGCAGGGCATGGACGCCTGGCTGCAGCCCAGCATCTGGGTCTGGAATCGGTTCCTGTGATCGTGCTGGACCACTTGAGTGCAACGCAGCGGCGCGCTCTGGTGCTGGCCGACAACCGCATCGCTGCCAACGCGGGCTGGGACGAAGAGTTGCTCAAACTTGAGATTACAGAGATCGATGAGGCCGACTTCAATCTGGAGCTAATGGGCTTTGGTGACGAAGAACTAGAGCGTTTGCTCAATGGCGACGGCGACACCACGGGCCTGACCGAGGACGATGCAGTCCCCGAATTGCCAGCCGAACCTGTTTCCAAAACAGGTGATGTGTGGGTCTTGGGTCAGCACCGTTTGCTGTGCGGTGACTCCACTGTGCTCTTCGATGTCGAGCGCCTGATGAACGGCCAACTCGCCGACATGGCTTTTACCGATCCACCCTACAACGTGGACTACGGCAACAACGCCAAAGACAAGATGCGCGGCAAGGACCGCCGCATCATGAACGATGCGCTTGGAGACGGGTTCTACAAGTTCCTCTATGACGCCTGCGTCAACTTGTTGGTGGTGACCAAAGGGGCCTGCTACGTGTGCATGAGCTCCTCTGAGTTGCACACCTTACAAAAGGCCTGGCTTGATGCCGGTGGCAAGTGGTCAACGTTTGTGATCTGGGCCAAGAACACTTTCACGCTCGGTCGCGCCGACTACCAGCGCCAGTACGAGCCCATCCTGTACGGATGGAAGGAAGGCGCAAAACACTTCTGGTGCGGTGACCGCGACCAGTCGGATATCTGGAACTACAAAAAGCCCCACGTCAACGACCTGCACCCGACGATGAAGCCGGTGGAGTTGGTCGAGCGGGCCATCAAGAACTCATCCAAGACGCGCGACATCGTGATTGACTTGTTTGGCGGCTCTGGCACGACGCTCATTGCCTGTGAGAAAACTAATCGCCAGGCGCGTCTCATGGAGATGGACCCCAAGTACGTGGACGTGATCGTCAAGCGCTGGCAAGAATTTACGGGACAGCAAGCGGTGCGTGAGAACGATCAAATCAAGTTTGACGACATGCACCCGGCATTGTCCGAGGTCAAAAATGCTGAAGTGGCCGGTGCGCCACTTTGATTGGTGGGTGGGATTAGTTCGCCGGTTTATCGCTTGCTGCGGGCTTGGCAGCTTCCCCGTCATTTGCTTCTGGCTTATGGTCGCCAATCACCTCTTTGAGTGGGCAAAAGCCGACAGCGGGGCACTTGTTGCAGGTTGCCATTAAGGCAATTGGACACAGAGTCATAGGACCCCCTTGTTGTGACGGCCGAACAAAAAAATGCAATTTACTTTTTTAGCACCGAAGCGGTGCGAGCGCCAGAGGCGTAACCCTGGCCTCAATCATCTAGCCGTTTGAGGTCCCGGTAAAAGTTTTCGTGTGACCCCAGTGTGAGAAGCTTGAGGCTTTGCTCGTCCAATATCCGGTAGCCCAACAGGCACAACTGATCAGAGGTGCGAAACTTGTACACACGAATGCCGGCCAGATCGCCGACTTTTGCGTCACCCACCGAGGGGTCTGCGCTGATGGTGCGCAGCGCCGCATCGAGCTCCAGTTTTTGTGGCGCATGCAGCCGCTTGGTGGCCCGCACAAACGAGGGCGTAACGAGCAGTCGCATTAGCTGAAGCTGTATTCGCCGACCACGGCCTCCTGGTCCGCCACTAAGAGGTCGCGGATCATAAAGAACGGTAGGTCCGGGTTCTCCTCGGCAATCTTGCCAATCTGGGACCAATACTCGATCTGCTTGGGCGTAGAGCGGTGCTGCACTTGGGCACAACTTCTGGCCTGCTCAACCAGTTTGTCCGAAAGTTTGACGTTGACAGTCATGTTGGATCCTTAAGAAGAGGCTCCATGATAGCGCAAAAGGTTCCAAAAAGGAACCTAAGCTTATGCATTTGGTGAGGTAGCCGTGTCAACCAAGCGGCACTGCCTGGGGCTAGCTTATTGTGGGGTGGGGAGCGAGCTAGAGGGTGAGACCCTGTAGACCCGCTCACCACCGCTCTCCTTGACGGAGTCGATGGTCAGTCCCAGTTTCTTTTTCAAAGCCCCGGCCATGCATCCCCGCACCGTGTGCGCTTGCCAGCCTGTGGCCTCCACCATTTGCGGAAGGGTTGCACCTTCCGGGCGTTTCATCAGATCGATGAGCACCGACTGCTTGCTACCTTCGCGTTTGGATTTGGCGGGTGGCTCAATGCCGATGGCCTTCAACCCTGCGACGGTGATGGCAAAGCGGGTCGAGCCCGCAGGGCCTTTGCTGTGTGGGCGGATCAGACCTTCATTGCCAAGGCTGGTCAGCACCTTGATCAACGCGCCACCTTTGAGGTTGGGCGGGAAGTCGGTCAGCACATGCTGTGGATGGAGGGCTGCGGCGTTGAGAAGCAAGGTTTGGCTGGGTGTGAGTTTCATGTTGATCTCCGGTATCAATTTGGTTGGGTTGTTTGTTTGGATTGCTGGCCAGCCGTGAAGGCGGCTTGCAGGGCTTCTTTGAGGCCCCAGACGCTGACTTCATGAAAGTCCAGGCGGTCGCTATTGCGAGTGGCCAGCGTGTCGATGTGCAGATGTTCTGCGGCGATTTGGTTGAGCAGACGCTCCAGTTGTTTGGCGTCCATCACTTGGCTCCCCGCACCTGGTGGATCTGTCGGGCGCGGTCAAAGCCGACCCACTCGCCTTGGGTGTCAAGGCCGCGTGAGGCCAGCTCCTCGCGGGCCAGCAGGTTGAGGTCAAGTTCGCCGCGTGCGGCGGCTGCCAGCACCTTGGTGAGCGCGATCTGGATGAACCCGACCTCGTCGACGGTGAACTGTGTGGTGTAGGTCATTTGCAAAGCTCCTTGGGTTGTTGATGACGTTCCTATGAACGCTCTGAACCCCAGTGAAGCCAAGCTTTATCTGCATCATTTGCGATTAGTTTTTTGAAAGAGTTGGCAATAAGCCAATAACAAGCCGCCATGCCCCGCAGTGCTCCAACACCCTGCCGACATCCCGCCTGTGCGTTGGTGCTGGACAAACCGGGCTACTGCGATCAACACCGTACCCAAGTGCACTGGGACTACGGGCGAGCTAGGCGTGGCTTTGATGCCGAGGTGGGCTTCTACCAGTCAGTGCGCTGGCGTGAGGTGCGTGCCGCCTTCCTGCGAGAACACCCGTTGTGTGTGGCTTGCAAGGCGACTGGACTGGTGGTGGCTGCCAAGGTTGCGGACCACGTCACGCCCCTTAAGGACGGCGGTGCGCGCCTTGACACAGCCAATCTGCAGGCGCTGTGCGTCTCTTGTCATAACCGAAAGACGGCACGAGAGACCGCAAGGCGAGGCTGACCACCCCCGGGGGGGTCTGAATCTCTACAGACGGCGGCCAAAGATGCGTGCCCCTGCCAAGATTTTTGCGCGTGCAAATTGAAACCAAGGGGGGATGCCCCGCAGGCGGCCTGATACCAGGAATGGCCGGTGGGTACAACCAACTGATCAGTTGAGATCGGCGATGAACTTTTCGATGTTGATCGCTTTGGATTTACCCACCGAACGAATGATGGAGTTGGCGACGTTTTCTTCAACGACGCTGTTCCATTTGGAAAAGCTCTTGTCCGTCACGCTCTTGTCGAAGGCTGATCGGACCGCCTCGCGCCCAGACTTCAGATCAGCCGCAAGAGCGGACTGAACGAGGCATTTAGCGATGACGTCGGCTTTGCGCACTGGGAGTTTTCCGGTGATTTTGAAACCTCCATATTAACGATTACCAACGACTGAACCCAGATGGCCGGACGAAAACCACTCCCCACGGAGATCAAAAAGCTCAGGGGAACCCTGCAAAAGTGCAGGACCAACCCGCATGAGCCACAGCCCCAAGGGGATCTGGTTGCGCCGCCCGAGTACATGTCTGAGGGTGCCAAGCAGGCCTGGCGCTATGCCATTGACAGCGCGCCAGAGCATTTGCTGCGCAAGTTGGATATGTCCGTGCTGGAAGTCTGGTCCTGCGCTGCGGATTTGTACCGCAAGGCTCAAATCGGAATTACCAAGACCGGCCTGCTGATCAAAGCGCCGAACACCGGTGTGCCAATGCAGTCGCCGTACCTAGCCATCGCGAACAAGCAGGCGCAGATCATGACCAAGGCAGCGGTGGAGATGGGCTTTACCCCAGCTTCGCGCTCGCGCATCACGCAGCCCGCAGATAGCCAAATCGATCTAGATCCCTGGGCGGATATTGCAGGCTGAGGAGAGCCTGCCGCTTTTCAGCGTGGGTCCGTTATTTGTTCCCATGGCGATGGGGTGGACATCAACTTGGCCAGTCTAGGTTTGTCTAATGGGGGAGCATCCAAAAGCGCCACAAACTTTTGCATTTGTACCTCGTCCATCGTAAAACGGACTTGATCCAAGCGGTCCTGAGCCACTGCCGGTGTCTTCACCTGTGGTGTGCTGGTCATGGAAGTGGCCTTATGAAATCATGGATGGGGTCAAGGAGATTTGATCTCAGTGGTTGCTAACCCAGTTTTCAACATTCAGCCCGGCGTAGTTCACAAAGTCCGCTTCGTTGTTGGTAACCAGTGTCACTCCTAAAGCGACCGCATGGGATGCGATGAGTTTGTCAAGGGCATCGCGGTTGCGATCTTTGTAGGCTGCGCGGATGGGGCCATAGGCCTTGGCAGCTTGTGCATCAAAAGGCGCAACCTT